CATACTCGGGGAGCTGGATGCGATGCGTGCCTGGGACGTAGTAGGCCCGGTTGCCACCGTGATTGATAATCGCCTTGGTATTTTTAATGTACAGCTCCGCCGCCTCAATTCGCGGTGCGCTGTTTATGTCTTCGAGGTCGAGCACCGGAAAATATTTCTCAGGCAAGCCGTCGATCTGCAGCGCATTGAATACAGTGTACGCTTTCATGAGGGGGATGGTGACGAGCTTGTCGGGGTTGTTGCGATCTTTAACCTTGAGCGGTTTGAAGAACACGACGGTCGTGCCCTTCTCGCCGGAGCGCACCTGACCGCCAACCGACTTGGCCTGATTGTATGTCATCCAATGCGGGTTGCCCCTGCCGGTCAAGGCAAGGATGAAAAGGTTTATGCCTTTGTAGTGCTGCCCGGTGAACCGCGTAGGCAGTTCGCCGCCGAGCGAGGCCCAGGACTTTTTCCAAGCCCCGGTGCCCTGCTCGAGCATCGCGATGAGTTGATCAGTTACGAGCTGTTCGACGTCAATTTTCTTTTTCATAATTATGCAGCCACCTTCAAATGGTTGTCGCTGATCCGCAGCGACACAGATACCGACGCTTTAGAAAAGCGTGCGGCCAGCTCAGGCAACTCGGCTTTGAAAGCCTTGCTGTCGATGACCACGCGGTCGGCGTGTACGATGACGACGCCGACTTCGTTTTTTGAGCCGGGGATGAAAGTGCCAGCCGGGCGGCTGCCAATTAACCTAGTGCGCAACGCGGCACGCACTTTGGACAGCTCTTTAATTTGAGCGTCGAGGGTGATGAATTGGTCTACTGTCTTTTTCATAATCATGTCTCCTAAGTGTGGTTAATCTTTAATAACGAATTTTAGCATATCAGATGCTGATTGTCCAGGGGGAAGAAAACCGCCCCTGACTGCGGGTGTCAGAACCGGAAAATTTTATCCCTTTATAATACTCCTTGAATTGATAGCGGCACGTCGACCGAGTGCAGGTAAATATGTTTGTAGGCGCCGCCCTCTGCCGCCCAGTTCTCACCGCCTTGGGCGATGAGGTCATCGACGCCCCAGTACCGGGTGTAGACGTCCCCATCATCCGTAATCTCGATGGTGTCGGGGTATTTTTTACTCAGTGAGACGCGGCTGATAATTGTGCGCCCGCCGCGTTTTAAAATATTTACAATTGTCTGATGCATAATCATATCTCCTATTAAAAGTGTTTGATGCATTCGGGGCCGATGCCGGCCGCAAGGCTTGCTTCGGTGGTGATCTCGCGACCACAACGGCAGCAGTTGCCGGAGTGCCCGATGGTAACGCCGTCAGGTAACTCACCTGCGACGAGGCGTTTAAGAACCCATGCGAAAGCTTTGAAGGCGTCACATGGGGGCGTGCCGGAGGCCTTGTCTTTCTTCGACTGGTTGAGGCGGTCGCCGTCGGCGAAGAAGAAACCGACGAAGTGGTTGAAGTCATCGTCGTTGGGATCGCCGGTCAGCTCATTCACGAAGAAGATTTTGGCGTCGTGATCGCGTTTGTTGGTTTCTTTATCCCAAGGCTTTTTGACCTTGAGGGTGAAGCGGCGGGTGGCGAACTCGAGGATCACGGTGGCGTTTGAGCCGGTGATAAACTTGAGGGCGTCTTGGGCGGAGGTGAAGGTCATGTCAAAATTTCCTTTCGTTTAAATCTGATCTGAACATACAGTATCAGCATCTGATTGTATACAACAAATCAGCATATGACCGAAATTAATTAATTTCTGGACAAGGGACGCAAAATCTGCGTATAGAAATAGTCCTATTTTTCAGGAGGTTATGATTATGAGTCCACTCGTATTGGCAGCCCTCGCTGTCGCGAAGAATTATCCCGTTTTTCCCACTACATCCAAGAAGATGCCCTGCTGGTCGAACAAAGAACTCGGCGTCAAGAAGGGCGAGGGCGGGTTCAAGATAGCGACCCAAGACCCTGAGCGGGTCAAAGAATTATTCTCACACCGCAACGCCGAGACGGTGTCAGTCCCGACCGGGGCTACTATGTCAGGCCTACTATGCATCGACGTCGACATATATAAGGGGCCGCACGTCGTCGAATGGCACGAGGCCAACCGCGAATGGCTGGAGAAGACGCTCTGCCATGAGACGCAGTCCGGTGGTCTGCATTACATTTTTAAATGTACAGACACGACGCGCCGCTTCCCGGCGACGCTGGCGGCTGGTGTCGACGTCAAGGGGCACGGCGGCTACGTCGTATTCCCGCCGTCAGGCGGGTACACGGTGCTGCATAAGAGGACGGTCAAAGATTTCCCGGCTGCTGGGGTGGTCGCCCAGGGTAGCACCGGCAACGTCATCCAGATGGACAGCTACAACCAGTACACCGACGCACAATTGATCGAGCAAATCGAGCAGGCTACCGAGCTGTACCCTGCGCTGCGGTCGTTGGCCTATCGGATGCCGAGCAGGCGGCAGCCTGACGGCTCGTATTTGACTGAGACCGAGGCCATCAACATTCTTGAGAATATCTGCGATACGTCGGTCGGGGCGAGCGAGGCACATCCGAGGCATGATGACTGGCTTGATCGACGAGGCAAAATACCCGACCTCGTTGGCACATCGTTTAAAAAAGCGTTCGATGGTCTCGGTGTTGGGTTGACCGACATGGAGATCGAGGCCTTATCTGAGGGCGATAGTTTTATAGATACGATTGCGATAGGCCCGCGTTTCATCGGGCCGCAGCGCGAGACAACACCGAAAGACATCGAGGTGCGCGTTGCGGCAATCGGAGACACTCCGACGAGCGAAAACGAAACTACAAGCGCGTTCGCGTCCGTAAACGTAGCGGATTTAAGAAGCACAACCCTGCCGCCGATTAAGTGGGTGCTACCTCGCATGATCCCTGAGATGGGTACTGTGTCGTTGGCAGGTATGAGCAACGTCGGCAAGACGCGCTGGCTGGCGTCGCTCGTCGTCGGACTTGCCGTCGGGGATACAGCACGCATTGGCCTGCCACAGGTAGAGCGGAAAATTACCACGCTGTGGGTTGCAAACGAAGAGCGCGTCGAAGACATCTACCGTCGCCTAAAAGCGGTGGCGCTGCAGAATGGTGACACTGAGAGCGCGGACATCGTCGTGCGCGGCAAAGCGTCGGGTATGCTCAGGCTCGTCGCAATGAATGAAGCAGGCAACTTAGAAATTGATGAGAAGAACGTCGCTTTGTTGGTGGACGAGATCAGGAAGGCTAGGGCGGAGCTGTGTGCGCTCGATCCATATGTTACGTTGTCTGATGCAGCTGATGAGAACTCAGCGAACAGCGCATCGATGCTGACGAAGGCAATGTTGTTGGTGACATCGATGACCGGCTGCGCTGTCATCCACGCACATCACACACCCAAGGATAGAAACAAAGACCCCGACTGGGAGCTCGGCGATGCATCAGCATGGCGTGGCTCCGGCGCGATCTACTCGGCTCTCGACTGCGGCTTCACGCTGTCGAACTGGATGCCTTACAACAAAGAGAACCGTAAGGCATGGAAGCAGCAATTTTTAACAGCGAAGCTATCTCGGTTCATCGTGCTCGACACGGGAAAGATTAGGGAGGGCGCGTCGGTCGACCCGGTGATCATGGAGCTGGTCCCGCAAGATATGGACAAGGGCGAGGGCGATCCTATAGGGGTCTGCCAGCTGTCAGATGAGGCATCAGCAAACAACGCACTGCTTGCATCGAGCGTTGATCACATGGCTGCCAGTGAGCTTGGCATTGCGATGGTAAACACGATGGGTGCTGGTCAGCACGACAATATGACGGAGTGCAAGAGGTTGATGTCAGGCCACCAGTTGTGGCCCGACACAGCAAAAACTGAAGGCAAGGAAAAACTGCTCACCATGTACGGTGAGAAATATTTTGTAGAGAACGGCAGCGTCGAGGTCCGCCGCAGTGGCAAGGGCAAGTGGCGCATTATAATTGAGGAGAGCAAATAAAATGGGACGTATGAGTGATTTAGCTATCGAGCTTGAAGAAAATGGTCCGTTTAAAAATATTGATGAGCGTGCGCAGGACATCGCAGAGCTGGCCGCGTCGGTTGATGGTGACAGTATCTATCTGCGTGCGCAGGCACATCTCTACGATGTGAGCACCTCTAAGCCGACCTTGGAGCTACGCTGGAAGACCACACACAGAGACGACGGCATGTCGCATCATATCCTCGAACAACGCGCCACGGGGGATGATTTATGGACGCGGGTGCCAGTCGAATGACGTTCAAAATGTCGTCATATCGGACAGGTAGATATTATCAGCATCTGAAATTCACATTGATATTATCGTTTAATATCAAGGGCTACGGCCTACTACCGTCTACTTTGCGGTAGACGCTGGTAGGTGGGTGTTTTACTCAATGAGATCAATGTGTTATGCCTACTACTACGTCTACTCCTCTAAAGAGGGTCGCCTTGGGCGGCACCCTCATGAGGTAGAGAGAGAAATTTATGTGTAAAAATATAAAGCGGAAATTTTGTGTGGGGCCTAAATGATCATCTTGGGAATCGACCCCGGAATCAGCGGCGGCCTCGTTTTGGTCCGGGCACATACGAGTGGCCACATCATCGAGAGCGGGATGAGGATGCCGACGGTCAGGTGTGGTAAAAAGAGGATCGTCGACGCAAGAGAAATAAATATGTGGCTCATTGAGGTGCCGCGCATCGATGTCGCTGTACTGGAAAGCGTGCACGCTATGCCGAAGCAAGGCGTGTCCAGTTCCTTTTCATTTGGCCGCAACACAGGCGCAGTTGAGAGCCTCGCACTGATACACGCCCGTGTTGTAAATTGGGTGACGCCACAGCGCTGGAAAAAACATTTTGGTCTTAGTAAAATTAAAAACGAGAGCATCGTTCTCGCGCAGGAGATATATGGTACGCGGTTTTATTGGGATAAGCTTGCCGATGACGGGGTCGCTGAGGCCGCACTGATGGCGCAGTGGTATCTAGACACCAACAACCCGATGGGGTAAAGACAACAGATGGCAAAACACCATTACGTTTACGCGCTGACCGACCCGACCAAATTTGGGCAGCCGTTCTACGTTGGCAAGGGCAGCGGCGACCGCAAGGTGCAGCACTTCCGCAGTGTCTCAAAAGAGATGGCCGGTGCTGAGACCAGCGACAAATTTAAAATCATCAAGAGCATCCGCGATAAAGGATTGCAGCCCGGTGCTATTGTCTTATCTCATCACGACGTTGAAGACGATGCACTCAGGGAAGAGAAGCGCGTCATCGAGGAGATTGGTCTCGACAACCTCGTGAACAAATCTGTTGGTGGTGAGGGTGTGAAGGCAACGAAGAAGACAGTGTCGGTGAACCTCACTGCAAAGGAAGAGAAGTTCTGCCAGCTCATGGCTGGTGGTGTAAGTGGTAACGCATCGGACTGCTATCGTATCGCGTACAATCCTAAGAACGCGACGAAGAAATCCATAAATGAAATGTCTGCGAAGCTGACGCGTAAGGTCAAGTTAGTATCAAGGATAGCAGAGCTGCGTGCACCGGTCATAAAGAAGACACAATACGATCTCGAGTGGTGCTTGGCGGGGCAGGAGCAGGCGAAAGACCTTGCCGAGGAGACTGGCAACGCTGGTGCTATGACAGGTGCGGTGCGTGAGATTGGTAGGCTCGGCGGTTTGTATCCGAGTGAGAAGCAAGACCTTACAATTCATAGCGATGATTTAACTGAGGCGTTGGCACGCGGCCGTCAGCGTGTGTCGGAGGACAAGCGATGAGGATGGAGCAGAATAGTGGCGTGGCACCGGGTGGTGCGCATACGTCGCACAATCACGATTGGGGTGCACCGTTGCCCGGCGCTGGATCGATGAAGGTGTGCAAAGCGTGCGGCGAGAAACTGACAACGTACACCGACCGCGCCGAGTGCATTGGTCGACCAGCCGAGGGATTGAGCGAGACGACGCATGACTACAACCCAATTAAGTGAGGCCACCAATGTCGAGCAACAAATCAACGAAGAGATGGCTTCTTGCTATGCTGATCCTCTTCGCCATGTGCTCATCAGTTATCCTTGGGGTCACGGATCACTCGTTGGACGTGACGGGCCGGATGATTGGCAACGAGAGTTTCTCATTGAACTGGGGAACGAGGTAGCCAAGCGCGGCTTCGACGGCATCAACCCCGTCGCTCCTATACAATTTAGTACAGCCTCGGGCCACGGCATTGGAAAATCGTGCTTGTCGGCGTGGATCATAAGATGGATTGCTGATACTCGCAAGAACAGCGTCGGCACCATCACAGCTAACACCGCCGAGCAGCTGCGCAGTAAAACATTTGCCGAGCTGGCCAAGTGGCACGACATGGCATTGACCAAGCATTGGTGGATGCTGAACGCAGGCGGCGGCGGCTCACTCAACATGTACCACAAGGCGCATCCAAAAACTTGGCGTGTCGATGGACAGACGTGCCGAGAAGAAAACAGCGAGGCGTTCGCCGGTCAGCATAGGGCCGACAGCACATCATATTATCTCTTCGATGAAGCAGGTGGCATACCTAATAAAATATTTGAGGTGCGTGAAGGGGGACTGACCGACGGTGAGCCGATGACGTTCGACTTCGGCAACCCAACGCGTAACAGCGGTCGCTTCCACGACAACATGCTCGGCAAGTTCCGGCACAGTTTCATTAAGCGGTTCATTGATAGCCGCAGCGTGTCAATCACAAACAAGTTGTACTTGACCCGCCTCATAGACGACTATGGCATCGATAGTGACTTCGTTAAGGTGCGCGTGCTCGGCACGTTCCCATCAGCGTCGGAGCATCAGTTCATCAACAGCAGGGATGTCGAGGCAGCGATGGCTCGGGATATGCTGCCACATGAATACAACTTCGCGCCGACCATCATAGGTGTCGACCCAGCATGGACAGGGAACGACGACTTCGTGATCTATCTGCGACAAGGCATGAACGCAAAGATACTTGGTTTTTATTCATTCAACGATAACGACGTGCAGATGGCACAGCTGATTGCACAGTTCGAGGATGATCATAACGCCGATGCCGTGTTCATTGACGGCGGCTTCGGTACAGGCATCGTAAGCGTTGGTCACACGATGGGCCGAGAGGATTGGCAAATCGTGTGGTTCGGTGAAGCCAGTAACGATCCAGGCTGTATCAACAAGCGTTCCGAGATGTGGGTATCTATGCAGCAGTGGCTGAAGAAGGGAGGATGCCTTGAGGACGATGAGCTGATGAAGGCTGACCTGACCGGCGTCGAGCTGGTGCCACGCCTCGATGGTAAGAAGCAGCTCGAAAGCAAAGAGCACATGAAAGAGCGAGGGCTGGCATCGCCTAACCGTGCAGACGCTCTGGCCATCACGTTTGCATTCCCTGTCGTGGCGAAGAAAGTGCCGTACAATCCCAAGGAGGTCTCTGTAACGGTGAGCGAGTATGACCCAATGGGGTAGACGCAGCTTATCGGTTTGTGGTAATGCGGAGCGTATGAAAGCATTCATTTTATTTGGCGACGACAACATCCATCCCCTTGGTGGCCTGCTGCGCACCGGCTTCAAACATTGTTGGTGCATCATCGCAGACGAACGAGCCAAGTGTTGGCTTAGTTATAATTGGGACATGGGCCTACCGGTTGTTCGTGCCGAGGCGCCCATTGAGTTTGACGTAGCAGGCTTTTACCGAGACGAGGGCTGGCGCGTTCTAGACCTTGCCGACCATAACCCCTCGGTTGTTCGCACTACATTCAGTCTGAATAATTGCGTTGGCAACGTCAAGATACTGCTGGGCATCCGAAGCAATTCATGGACGCCTTACCAGCTGTACCGGCACATGACCCGCACACCATCCTGTTTAACGACAGCCTTAAATTCTTTTCCTTATCCATTACTGCCCGGCTTTGGTGGTGGCAGTACTAGCCAGCAACCTGTGCCCGTAGCAGTGTCGGCACCGCAAGATGCCAGCATGATCGCAGGTAATGTTAAGGCCAGCGATGAAGAGAAAGCGCGGCGTGCACAGCAAAAGACCGATGCAGCTGAAGCGGACCCCGACGGCGTGTTACTTGAAGACGACGACGGCAGCACTAGTAACACTACAATGTTAAAATAGGTCAGCAGACATGAAACTATCACACCTTATTTTCTTACCGGGCTTTGGTAGCGGATCGAACAACGCACAGCCCACGCCGCCCGCGGCAGTGTCGGCGCCAACGTCATCCAAGAGCCCGGATGGCAGCACGACGAAGAAGAAGGGGGCAGGTTCAAAAGCACCTAAAACAGATAGCAACCGCGACGGTGTACTCATCAGTGATAACAATAAGTCGTTACTCGAAAACTAGAAGGATACCATCATGAAGTGGTTCATACTATTATTCTCCCCTGGCATGGGAGGTGGCGCACCAGCCCCACCACCAGCACCCGCAGCTCCCCCCGTCCCGCCAAAGAAGCCGGACGTCGCCGTGCAGCAAGCGCGTGCTGATGAGATCAAGAGGTCAAAGCTGGCAGCAGGTCAAGCAGGCACCAATAAGACAGGCGGTGTGCTGGTCGCTGACGCGAGTACTTCAAACAAGACTTTGTTGTAGCAGTTAGATGCCATTAATAAACCCAGGTAATGCCAGCGACAACGCGCCCGCTCACGGTACGAAGGCGACGCTGTTACGTCGTTATGCAACTCTTGAGCAAGATCGCACGTCGTGGCGAAATCACTGGATGGAAATTAGCGACTACTTGCTACCGCGCCGTGGGCGCTTCCTATTCACGTCACAGAACGACAGGGGCAAGAAGCGCACGACGAAGATCATCGACAGCTCTGGCACGCAAGCACTGCGCACGATGGCCGCCGGTATGATGTCCGGCATGACCAGCCCTGCGCGTCCGTGGTTCAGGTTTGCGACCCAGGATATGGAATCCAACGAACGTCACGATGTTAAGAAGTGGTTGTCTGATGTCGAGCGTATAATTAGAGGCATCTTACAGAAGTCGAACTTCTACAACTCAGCATTCACAGTTTATTCAGAGCTGGGTGCATTCGGCACCGCGCCCTTATATCGACAGCGTTCTATAGACGACGTTATCAGGTTCCGGCCCTTCACGGTCGGCGAGTACGTCATCGCGGAGAACTCGCAAGGCGAGGTTGACACGCTTGGTCGATCATTCACCATGACAGTCAGCCAAGTCGTCGAGAAGTTTGTCATCGACGGACAGCGTGGCGTCGATGACTGGACAGGCGTCAGTCGTGCGACGCGTCATATGTGGAACCAGAAGAACTATGATGCGTTGGTGCCAATCATACATATGATCGAGCCTCGACGAAAAGCCGAGCGAGACCCTAAGAACTTCACGTCAGAGCATATGCCCATCAAGAGTTGCTACATGGAACAAGGCGCCGACGGCGATGAGATGCTGTTCAACGGTGGCTTCAAAACATTCCCGGCATACGTCCCGCGGTGGGATGTACTGCAGGGTGATGTTTATGGGCGATCTCCCGGCATGGACAACCTCGGTGACATCAAACAATTACAACAACAGCAGAAGAGGAAGGCGCAGGCTATCGACAAGATGGTCAACCCTCCAATGACTGCTCCAACTTCGTTACGCGGTAAGCCTTCGACCGTGATACCCGGCGGCACGACGTATGTCGATCCGTTGCAGGGTGGCCAAGGGTTCTCGCCCGCGTACACAGTAACGCCCCGCCTTGGTGAGATGCAGCAAGACATTGCAGAAGTGCAAGAGCGCATCCAACGCGGCTTCTTCGCAGACCTCTTCGCGATGATGATCAACTCAGACCGTAGGAACATCACCGCTACAGAAGTGGCTGTTCGCCAAGAAGAAAAGCTCGTACTGTTGGGTCCAGTTCTACAAAGGTTGAATACAGAACTGCTTGATCCGCTGCTGGACGATGTGTTTGCATTTGCTCTGGAAGCCAATCTCCTCCCCGAGCCTCCAGAAGCATTGCAGGGACAAGACCTGCGCGTAGAGTACGTCAGCTTGCTGGCGCAGGCCCAACAGGCTGTTGCAGCGTCGGCTCTCGAGCGCACAATGGCGTTTACTGGTAACCTAGTCGCCGTGCAACAAGACGTCATCGACAACATCGACTTCGACGAAGGCATCAGGCAATACGCTGAAATCCTCGGCAACTCACCTAACCTGCTCGTCGACAAGGGTGCAGTCAAGAAGAAGCGCGAGGAGCGTGCGCAGCAGCAGCAACAAGCTCAACAGATCGAGCATGCGTCTCAAGCAGCTCAAGGAGCGAAGACATTATCCGAAGCTGACACGCAGAACCCTAACGCCCTCACAGATTTACTAGGCGTAGGCAGCACAGTTTGATGGTAAAGAACGTACACCTATATGACGCCAGCGATCCTGACCAAGTCCACGAAGCTGAGAAAGACATGGCTGACCGGGATAAGGACGTTGTGGCTTTGATGGGGCAGCCCCGTGGCAGGCGGTGGATTTACGATTTGATTTGGCGCACCTGCCACAAGGATTCGATTAGTCATGTGCCGTCTGACAAAGACAGTACGGCATTTAATGAGGGAGCGCGGAGTATTGGTTCTGCGTTGGAGATCATCATTCGGCGAGAGACACCGAAGATGTATATAAAAATGTTAGAGGAGTATCATTTTGATGACTGAAGAAACACAAGATACCGGCGAAGCAATTGAAGCCGCCGACGCTGCGCCAGATGCCGCAGCCGCAGAAACAAAATCCGCCGAAGCATTAGATGCTGCACCCGGCGGAACAACTGAAGGGTCCGCCAGTGGTGGACCGGAAGCGGATACCAAAGTCCTGCTGTCGGATGACGAGGATGATGGAGCCGGAGGTGACACGGGTGTGCCAGACGCGTACACGTTCACCTCTCCTGATGACATCGGTGAGATTGATATGACCGATGCTGTCAAAGCACAGTTTGATGAGTTTGGAGTACGAGCCAAGAACGCGAACCTGACACAAGATCAGTATCAGACGCTCGTCTCAGATGAAATCAGACGGGGTCGCGGGGTCATGGAGAAAATGGCCGGTGACTATCAGCAGCGTGTGCACGGATGGGGTGAGACTACCCGTAATGATAAGGAGATGGGCGGTGACGATCTTAAGCTCACCTTATCCAACGCGGCACTTGGGATGAAACAATTTGGGACGCCGGAGTTGAACGCACTGTTCAAGAAGCCGTCACCCGAAAATCCAGAGGGCCTCGGAATCGGTAATCATCCAGAGATCATCCGTTTGCTCCATCGAGTTGGGACACAAGTTAAAGAGAGCGGAGAGCTTGCTGACGGCGACGTCAGTAAACTCGAAAGTGATGCTTCTCTTCGGCGCATGTACCCCAGCATGTTCAAAGACGAAGCAGCAGCCTAATAAAGGAGATAACTAATGGCTACTCTAAGTGTTACAAACCCGACCCTGGCCGACCTGGCTAAGGTCACCGACCCCGACGGCTCCGTCGCCGACGTGGTCGAAATTCTAAACGCGACAAATGAAATCCTCACGGATATGTCGTGGCAAGAAGGTAACCTTACGACAGGTAACCGCTCATCGATCCGTTCGGGTTTACCAAGCCCGACATGGCGTAAAATGTATGGTGGCGTGCAGCCGACTAAAAGTCGAGCGGTACAGGTCACAGACAATTGCGGCATGATGGAAGACTACGCTGAAGTCGACGCCGCCCTCGTTGGGATGGCCGGTGACCCAGCCGCCTTCCGTCTTCAAGAAGATCGCCCTCACATCGAGGGCATGAACCAAGAGTTCGCGGCTACTCTCTTCTACGGAGATGAGAGCACAGCACCAGAAGAGTTTACTGGTCTGGCCCCCCGCTACAACTCTCTGTCTGCAGCCAACGGCGACAACATCATTAATGGCGGCGGCAGCGGTTCAGACAACGCTTCGATTTGGTTAGTCTGCTGGTCCCCACAAACGTGCCACGGGATTATCCCCAAAGGCTCCAAAGCGGGTATCCAACAGCGCGACCTTGGCGAAGTAACCATAGAAGACGCAGATGGTTCAAATGGCCGTATGCAAGCTTTCCGCACACACTATCGCTGGGACGTGGGCCTTACGGTTCGCGATTGGCGTTACGCTGTGCGTATTGCGAACATCGACCGTTCGCTACTTTTAGTAGCGGCTACTGGTACTTCTGCTGATCTCAATGACCTAATGCACCAAGCGTGGACCGAGCTGCCTTCGACGGCTGCAGGACGTTGCTCTTGGTATATGGATAAGAGCATCTTATCCATGCTGCGGCGTCAGACGTCCAGCGCAGTGTCCTCTTCGACGCTGTCGGTAGACATGGTTGGTGGAACGATGCAGACGAGCTGGGGCGGTATTCCAATCCGTCGTTGCGACGCGTTGCGCCCCGATGAAGCTACGGTCAGCTAAATCTGTCCGTTATTCCTGTAGCGCCATTTGATTAAGAAGGAGATTTACAATGGCTATCTTAGACGAAAGACTTGAGTTTGCTGATAACACAGATGTATCCGCTTCCGCGGGCACGGCACTTATTGGCGACGTCATCGATTTGGGTGCAGCTGGCGAAGACATTGGTAACGGGCAACCGCTCTACCTTGTCCTTCGCACGGGCAGCACCGAGATCATTACCGGTGGATCAGCCGGTACACTACAGTTCACGTTGGCGTCGGATGCTGCCGCCGCCATCGCTACCGACGGCACTGCCACCGAGCATGTACTGACGGAAGCGTTCGTGACGGACGATGCGGCTGCCAATGATGTAGAATTGAACGCAGGCGGGTTGATCTACTGTGCGCCGATTCCTGTTGGAACTGGTGGAAACTATGAGCGGTATCTTGGTATCCTCGCCACAACGGCGACGACCACAACGACGGCTGGCACGATTAACGCCTACCTGACGCTCGATCCAAACATGGCTGCAGGGAAGACGTATCCCGACGCTATCAACTAAGTCGTAAGGCTTGCGGTTTGGGCGGCATCTAGAATGGTGCCGCCCAATACCTACCGATTTTTCTTGGAGGAGAGAACAACATGACTCAGATTACAACACTGGACGTAAGATTTCGCAATCCATTCTACCACAATCAATTTGGCTTGCTGGGCGGCGGCGACGACAGCGATACCATTTACACGCTGCCGGATACCACTACGTTGCCGGAGACTGCAGTCATAGTCTCAGGCTCGAGCGTGTACCGCGTCGATCACCCGCCGCGTCGTACACAGCGTAAAGACGGGCGCTTCACGCCGGACCAGGACAGTAAGCCGGGGTCTGATGCAGAAGACGACGCAGTCGAGACCGACGCATATGCACCGTCAGAAGTAGAGAAGCGTGCCACTCCGGTCGAAGGTAGAGACAAAGTCATTGCACCCAAGATTGGCAAGAAGAAAGCCGCAAAGAGATAAGGAAATTGACCAATGGCGTCTGACACACAGATAGGTAAGCTCGCGTTGCAGCATCTCGGCGATAGGTACGACATCGCCGATCTAACGGAGGAGAGTGTCGAGGCCGAGCAGGTCAATCTAATCTACGCCGACACACGGGCATGGCTGCTGCGCCAGCACCCGTGGAACTTTGCAACTAAGTTCGCGACACCCACTGCGCTCACGGGTACAGTACCTAACAATTTCGATTATATGTACATATACATGACGGATGCTGTGAGGGTTCTCAATGTGGTCGACCCACTTGACGCGGGTACGGTCATAGAGTTTGAGGTGGCCCGAAACAGCGAAGATGTTAAAGTAATTTTAACAAACCAATCGACTGCTGAGTTTAAGTACACGTCACTTGTTACGAACCCGGCCTCCTTTGACCCGGAGTTCACGATGGCGTTTTCCTATGCGCTGGCTGCTAAGATGGCTATGCCGTTGACAGGGGACCGACAGATTGCGGGCGACCTCGCGACGCAGGCCCGTAACATAATCAACAGTGCATGGGAGACTGACAGCAACGAGGGCCTTGAAGATGATCAGCCGGACGCGGACTGGATACAGGCGAGGGCTTAATGACCAAAGTAATTCAATCAAACCTCGCTGGCGGTGAAGTCTCACCGGCCATTGGGGCGCGGGTGGACATTGGTAAGTACAAATCATCTCTGGCTGTTGCCGAGAACGCATATGTGCAAGTACACGGCGGCGTATCAAATCGTCCTGGAATGCAGTATATCTGCGAGTGCAAGAGCGGTACGTTAGCTACGCGCATTATCCCATTCAGTTTCAACACCTCTCAGACATACATCCTAGAGCTAGGAAACCACTACATCCGCATCGTTAAAGATGCAGGACAAATCCTCAACGGCACAGCTAAGACCATTAGCGCCGTTACCAGGGCGAACCCCGGCGTCGTTACAGCGACGAGCCACGGCTTCAGCAACGGAGATGACGTGTACGTCACTGGCGTAGTTGGGATGACACAGCTCAACGGGCGCACAATGCGCGTCGCTAACAAGGCGACGAACACCTTCGAGCTTAACGATTACGACGGCAACAATATAAACACGTCGGCCTATACAGCCTACGGCAGCGCGGGGACAGCAGAGGCTGTTTACGAGATCGTCACACCATATACGACGGCGGAGCTGTTCGACATTAAGTTCGTCCAGTCTGCAGATGTTATGACCCTCGTGCACAAAGACCACAGCCCGGCAGAGTTGACGCGGACGGGGCACGCGGCGTGGACCCTTACCGACATCGTGTTCGCACCGCAACAGACGTTCCCCACTGCCGTCGCTGTTGCAGCAAACACAACCGGAAGCGAGACCGAGCGTTACGCTGTGACCGCAGTAAACGAGGAGAATGCGGAGGAGAGCCTCGTCGGCATCGGCGCTGGTAAGACAATCACAGGAGCCACCGCGGCTAACCCTGTTGTCATCACAGCAAGCTCTCACGGGTTCACTAACTTGGATGAGGTACATATAGACAACATCGTCGGCATGACGGAGCTGAATGGTTTCCGATACAAGGTGGCAAACAAGACGACGCACACGTTCGAGCTGCAGGACTTGTCACGCACCAACATCGACGGCACCGGGTTCACTGCCTACAGCTCTGCGGGCAACGCCTACCCTGCTTATGATCTCATCACCAATGGTGCGGCGACCAGAGATAACACCATCACATGGACCGCTGTCGCAGGCGCCATCAGCTACAATGTTTATTATGAGAAAGATGGCATATTTGGATTCATAGGCCGCAGCGAGATCGACAGCTTCACAGATAACAACATCGATGCTGACCTAGAAGATACGCCGCCTAAGTTCCGAGATCCGTTTGTCGGCAGCGGGTATAAGCCCTCTACCGTCGGTTACTTCGGGCAGCGTCGACTGTTCGGTAGCAGCACAAATCAAAAGCAGCGCATGTGGCTGACGCAGACAGCGAACCATTACAACCTGGGTGTGTCCAGCCCGACGAAGGACGACGACGCCATAACGGTTACCATCGCCAGCCTGCAAGTGAACGAGATACGCCACATGGTACAGCTGAGAGACCTGCTCGTACTGACGTCCGGCGGAGAATGGCTTGCGCAAGGAGTCGACGGTGTCGTAACACCATCGACGTTCCAGATTGAGCCGCAGACATATTACGGGTCTGAGCAGCTACCTCCGATCACTGCCGGTGACATCGTGCTGTATATGCAGCCGGGCTGGACCGTGCGTGACTTGGGGTTCAAGTTTGAGACTGACAGCTACAACGGAAACGACATCTCAATCCTCGCTCGTCACATGTTTGACGACTACAGTTTTGTCGACTGGGACTACGCGCCTGCTCCGCACTCTCTGATCTGGCTAGTACGAAACGATGGCGTCATCTGCTCCATGACCTATGTGCGTGAACAGGAGGTGTTCGCATGGGCGCGACACATAACACAGGGCGACTTCAAATCCGTGGCGTCCGTGCAAGAGGGCGACGATGATTTTATGTATACCGTCGTGCAGCGGAAAATTGGCACGCGGACGCGTCAGTACATCGAGCGGCTTCATGACGCAGATATCACCAGCGTGCAGGATGCGTTTCACGTCGACAGCGGTCTTAAACTTGACTCTCCTATAACAATCACCGGGTACACCAACGCCAACCCTATCGTGATCACAGCTTCGTCACACGGGCTGGTGAATGGAGACACCGTCGACCTATCAGACATTTTAGTAGCCGACGCATCGGTCGATCAAGGCCGGTCGGTATCTCTTAAAACAGAGTTGACCGGCTCGGGCTGGACCGTGGCTAACAAAGCGACGAACACGTTTGAGTTGCAGCTCAACGCTGTTAATGTTAACAGCACAGGGTATGCCGTGTACCACAGCAGCGGTAAGGTTCGGAAAGCGGTAACGTCAGTAGGCGGCCTGTGGCACCTGGAAGGAGAGAGCGTCGTCGGTCTTGCTAACGGGTACATTACTGGTCCTTTAACAGTTGCCAGTGGTACGGTTACATTGCCCAACGCAGCCAGTCGCGTCATGATCGGTAAGCCTTACACCACGACGATACAAACACTGAAGCTAGACAACGGCAATCCGCTTGACACCATACAGTCTCGAGTGAAGAAGATTTCAGGTCTGACACTTCGGTTGGAGAAGACAATGGGATTATGGCATGGCCCGGACCTCACCCATATGCGTGAGGCCAAGTTCGGACTACCGCTGCTGTACGGGCAGGAGCTGTCTATGGTCACCGAAGACAAATCAGTCACCCTATCTCCTAGCTGGAATAAAAACGGCCAAATAGTCATACAGCAACGCGACCCGTTACCGATGACGATATTGGGAATTATCCCCGACGTAGTAGTTGGAGGTGCTCGTTAATGCCCCTGACATATCAAAAGGAAGATTTTGAGGACGTGTGTGACGAGTGCATGGACTTGATCATCGATCACTGGCAGGACGTTGCGCTTAATAAAGATGAGGTGCCGCTGGACCCAAATTGGGAAACGTACCGTATGTTATTCTCGCAGGGGTTCGGCCACATTATGACAGCACGCACGGAGGCTGGCGAGTTGGTCGGCTACTCGGTGTGTACTATGATGCCGCATCTGCGCTATAAGGAAGTCAAGTGGGCGGAGGGTGACATATTTTTCCTGCACCCTGACCACCGCAAAGGCAGCGCCGGTACTCGGTTGCTGCAGGCTGCAGAGAAGATGATGAAGGACTTAGGTGCGACGAAGCTGTATCAGAAGGTGAAGCTGCACCGCGATGTCGGAAAGGTTTTTGAGCGCATCGGCTACCACGCCATCGAGCGTGTTTATGTGAAGGACTTGAACTAATGGCCGCGATGGGAACCGGTGCAATTGTCGCATTAGCCTTCTCGGCGGTAGGCACCGTTGTCGGCACAGTCGGTGCCGTGCAGCAGGCGCAGGCGCAGAAGGATCAAGCGAACTTCCAAGCAGCTGTTGCACGAAACAACCAGATCATTGCTAACCAGAATGCTGACGCTATTGTTGAGCAAGGTAAGCAAGACAAAGCAGACCATCGCCGAAAAATAAAATTGGCGATGGGTAAGGTCGCACCCGCGCAAGCAGCGAAGGGGTTCTTAGTTGACGACACTGCCGACAGCACCAACGTAGGATTTCGTGCTGACCTCGCGGAGATGGGTGAGCTGGACATATTACGCATAGGTCACGCCACAAAACTTAAAGAACGCAACGCACGCATCCAGGCGACGAACTTCGGAGCGCAGGCTTCGCTGTACGACTTCCAAGCCAGTCAGGCCAATCCGCTGCTGTCCGGCGCGACATCTCTGATTAGTGGTATTGGGGGGATGGCGTCGTCGGGCTTTGCATCGAGCGGCAATAACAAAGGCAGCATCTTCTTTACTGGATAGAACATCATGGCACCACGCGTACCATCACCGGATCAGTTAGGGATTGGAAATGTCGGAGCCGCACAAGCGGACACCCCGTTCCAAAACTTTAGCGTGCCCGACTTCTCAGCATCGAGCAAGCTGCTCATCAAGGCTGGTAGCGATATTCAATCGACCGGTAAGCAGCTGGGTGCCGCAATCGAAACTGCGCGTAAGGAGAACGAGAAGCGCACGCTGTTAGAATATGAAGCGGATGTTGGCGCACTCAACAACGAGATGCTGCTCAACCCGCAAACCGGACTGGCAAATAAACAAGGACAAGCTGCGCTCAATGCCATCAACGGCACTAATGAAGGTTTAGGTTTTGATGGTAGCGAGGACGACGTCGAAGGTATAGCGGATATTTACGCGGGCAGGTTGGCTGAGATACGCGCACGGCACGGTGCTGGCGCGAGTAGCCAGATGGAGGAGACGTTAGACCTTGCCGGAGTGATGGCGACTAATAAATTCACCGCCCACACAAATAAGAAGCAGATCGAGGAGCAGAAGAAGGTCGACGATGCATTGGTCTCTGCGCGTGTAGCACGCGCTGCAGAGAACGCTGCACTCGCCGTCGGGCAGCCCAGTCCTGTTCTCGCCAACGCAATAACGATTTCATTAAACCAAGCGAAGTCATCTGTCACGGACCCTGACATTGGTTCAGGTAGAAGCTTGGTAGGCCAGCCGGAGCTGGTTGCAGAGCTTGTTAAGCAGCAGCAAGGTATCGTAGCGAAGCGTGTGATCGATACGTTGATCGCGACCGGCGACACAGCCAAAGCTAACGAGCTGCTGTCGCAGGCTTTGACGGGTGGCACGCCAACCAAGGACGAGCCGCTTAAAGGTATACTTGTCGGCACCAAAGAAGGCATCGGTCTACAGTCGTCGCTGTTGTCGTTGCAGCAGGCGCAGAAGTTTGCGGACAAGTTCCAGGTGCTGCGCACCGACATGAAGGATAAGGCGGTCGACCTATACAACCATGTCACCGCAGTCAAGGATGTTAAAGAACGCGCCGGTCTGATGAAGGAGCTGACGACGTTCCTTAGTGCACGGAACGCTGTCACTCGTGAGGAAGAGAGCATCGCGTCTACAGCGGTGCTGGTGCACATCCTTAAGAATAAAAGTCTTGCTGGGGTTAACCCCGAGCATCTGGCAACAGTCGTGAAGAACAACCCCGCGCTGATGATGCCGTGGGTGTTAGGTGACAGGTTTATAAGCAACAACCATAAGAGGGGCCGACAGGGCGACGCCGCTGCGTATGAGCGCACTGGCGGTAGCCCCGAAGGCAGCAACAACATCACTGAGCATTACAAGACGATGGCCGAGACTAAGCCGGAGCAGTTCTTACAACTTATGAAGCAATCGACGGGCGTTAAGGCTCTGGTTAACTTTGAGCAGTTCCAAGAGCTGCGCTCTAAACGCGCTGAAGTGAAGGGCAAGCTACTCGACATTAAGACTGGTAAGCAATTCCCACTTAATGCTTTTCTCATGAAGGTCGGTTTCGGTAAATCAAACCTGAAGAAGAAGCGCGACGCACTTATGACGGACCTCACGCTGCGCAATGACATTAACGACAAGCGCGAAGAGATATTTAAACAGACCGGACAGGCTGCCACTGAGGAAGACTTGCGCGGCGTGATCGCGCAGCACCTTGTGTCTGTCGAATTTGAGACCGGCGGCAAAACGCTCTGGTGGAAGAATACAGCGGTTGATCTATACACACTGAGCAAAGCAGAAGAAGATAACGTCGCTGTTGGCACGCTCGAAGTAGGCACAGGTGATCGCAACCTTAGATTGATCGCAATGTACTTCGGTGTGTCTAAGGACAAGGTGCAAGATGCCGTCGACCGGAACGATAGTGAGCAGACGATAGACAACATCGGTAAGCTACTCGGCACAAAACCCGTGCAGGCACCGAGCCTCGTGAAGGCGTTCGCCGCTGAAACCGAGTACGACAGCTTGGCTGTTGAGGCAGGTTACCCGCCGGGTCTTATTAAGTTTATCGCAGATACTAAGAAGCTGGCGTATAATGACAAAACAGTGCCGCGTATAATTAAGTCCCTCAGTGGCAGCCAACGCAATAAGTATCCCGCCATCATGATACAGTATCTTGAGAGCAAGGGACAATAATGGCGCTCGAAGGTTTAATCATCGACCCCGCTAATGACGACGACGCCACAGAGCTGACCCCAGTAAGTTCGCCTGTGACGACGCCGCGCAGTGCTGTGGATGCGTTAGACATCGGCACCGAGCCGGAAGAGACTGAGCTGTCGAACGCTCCACCGCAGCCTCGCAACCCGCGTGTCGATCACAACCAGTTCAGTGTGTTTGGTACACCGTTACCGGGCAGTGACGCCGAGAAGGAAGGGCGTAAACCACTAGACCCGCGCACCACCGACGTGCTGCACAATCTCAATCTTGTTGATAGCCTCGCGATCACTGACGTTGCAAAACGTAAGCTCGTTGCCGAGACGATGAACCTGCCGCAACCCATAGTCGATGCGATGCCACCGGAGACGCTGCAGAAGGCGCTCGACCGGGACGAGATGGTGCTGGCACTTGAGAAGGCGCGAGTGACGCGTAAGAAGATGGCGGAGAACATCGAGGCCGCCGCCGTACTGCAAAAACAGATACCGGTCATGGCTGCAAGCGAACAGGCCATCGAACGGCTTGGTATTGAGATCATGCTGCCGTTCAAAGTACCGCTGCGTGCTGTGCCTCTCGTGCCGGAGCCTGTGTCGATCCGTCAGGGCTTAGGACGGTCCATACACCGATCCGCTCTGCGCATGCAGATCAACTCTATCGTCAATGACGTCGAGGACGTCATGTCGACAGCTGCAGACAGCGGTCGTAGCATACAAGAAATATTTATGTCTTCGCTCGAAGACAACTTTGGTAGGGATAAACCCAGCAACAAGGAGAGCTTTCTGCACCCTGCGTTTAATGCAATATCCAATACCCCTGGTTTTATGTTCGACTTTGCATCGCGTGTGTTTGATAAAGTAACCACCACCGAGAGTGAGGCGGACGCCATGAAGCGCGGCGCCGTCACCAACATTATGCGGGCCGCTGAGATATACAAAAGCATGTCGAAGCTGGGGTTCTCTGACGCAGCTAAACCCTTCCAGGAAGACGTCGAGCGCATGGGTAAAGAGCAGGGCTTCTTCAACGTGGGTTCGCTATTTTTCCAAGCCATCGCACGCAATCCAGTATCTGCATTAGAATTTATAACAGAAGTACTAGTGGAGCAGTCGATCCCCATCGGATTGTCTGTTGCCAGCTCTCGGCTAACCGGTCGGCCTCTCGTCGGTGGCGGTGTGATGGTGTCGTCTGCATTCATACAAGAGCGGTTTCAATTACCCGCTAAATTTATTAAAGATGAGTTCGGCATCGATGTACTGACGCCCGAAGGCGCTGCTGAATTTATAAAGAGGGAAGAGGTACAGAAGCGATCCATCAGTTTCTTGAAGGGCAGGGCCATACCAATTGCGCTGGGTGCCGGGGTAAGCTTGGGCGTTGCACGCCTGCGGCTGGCATCCAGCGGCTTGGCTAACGTGGCACTGCAGACGCCGTTCCAGGCTGCAGAAGGTTTTACATCAGAGCTGGCCGCGCAGTTATTCTCCGACGGTAAGATCGTTCTGTCTGAAGCATTCTTAGAAGGGCTGGCGGAAGCGCATCCCGGCCAAGTCATGGCCGATATTCTCATCGCGACGACGAACGACGCAGCCGACAAACGGGACAGGGAAAAATCTATAGCGTTTCTCAAAGGCAGCAAGGAGCTGTCCGGCCACGTTAAGGACATCGATGTCGAGGCGCTGAAGACTGCGTCCGAAGTTTTAGGTGAGAAGCTGAAGACGGAAGGCGTCGAAGAAATCTTTATCGCCGCCGACGAGATTATTAAGTTTAATCAAGACGACCCTGACGGCAACGTGATTGAGACGCTGGGCCTTACAGAGGCCGAGGTGCAGATTGCGGCCAACGAGGGGCTGGACGTGCAGATCAGTGTCGAGAGTTATGTTCGGCATATCCTGACCAAGGAGGGCTTCGACGCTCTCATTGAGCACACGCGCACCGAGCTGGACGGCTTCTCCCCGGCGGAGGCTAAAGAGTTTAAAGAGGCCGGGGGTGAAGCGCAGATCATAGCCGAGCTTGAAACGAAAGCGATGGAGCGGATCACGACGGCACTCGGTGTGGAAGACGCCGACCTCGAAGTGTTTGTCAGCGACGCTGAAGCAATCCGTACTGAGGTCACCGCACAACTGGTCGCCTTAGATAAGTACAGCGGAGAGCGGGCTCACTTCATGGCGATGGTGACCGCACAGCGGTATCTCGTGCGTGCAGTACGCGCCACCAAGGCGACGGGTGCACAGGTGAGCGCACTAGACTTATTCTTGGAGGACAACCTGCAGATACGCGGACCGGCGGACACGACGCGCAACGCCGCGACCGTCAGCTTCAACCAAGTGGACCGCACAAAACTAGATTTAAAAGATGTCACCAAGTCAGTGCCGGGTCTGGCAGAGGCAGCCGCCAAACGGCAGGCTGGTGAGATCACTGCCGAGGAGTACCAGCGTGAAGTAGATAAGCTGAAGACCGTCCTTCCGTTCGAGGCCGTCCCTGAGCCATCTACGACCAAAGAGATGCGCGACGCCCTAGACAAGAACAAGAAGACGAAACTAGGCAAGTCTAAGAAGATACCAGTGGGGCACCGTGTTGGCATCCGTCTGGACATCCCTGCATATACAAACCACGGAGTATGGGTGCCTACGATCCACGGCACGCCGGTCGGCAACGTACACGAGGCTGCCGTCCATATAACCAACGTAGACTTCGAGCCGACAGGTAAGGAGCAGGAGAAGGCCGCTGGTGTTTCGCAGGGCGCAGCCAAAGCTCCGTTTGCACGGGTAGACGGAGACTTCCAGTCAGCAGACGTCGAGGCTCTCGTCACCCGCTCTCAAGAAGTGCTGAACGATCCTGAGTGGACGCAGGTTGGTTATGATCCGCAACGCCATTCATTCTTTTACGACAGGGCAACCGGGGAACCTATCCTGTCGGCCACCGAAGCAATACAGGTCGGCCCATTGATCCTTGCCCGCAACGCTGTCAAAGGCGAGGCGCAAGACTTCCTGTTCCAGTCCGGCACATTGACCGGCGGACAGGAAGTGCCTGTGAACGAACTGAAGGGCAGCTCAGATGGTGAAGTCGACGACGCCCGCTGGCGTGCGCTGAAACCAACGAAGACGAAGGCTGGAAAATTTATTGGCGTTCCTGAGTGGGTGAAGAACGCTGGCGGCCTCGGCAGGCTGCGCAAGCTGCTGGCCGGGCTGACCCGTGAAGGGCTACCCGGTAGGTTCTGGTATGAGGATAGCGCACTCGAAGTGCTGCGCATAACCAACGGTAATTTTGCCGACGCGGAGCGGCTCATCGGCCTGCTGGCCATCTACTCTCCACAGACGGGTGTCTTTCCAAACACCGGCTTCGCCATCAAGGCGTACACCCAGTGGAAGAACGGTGAGCCGATCACGGTCAAAACAGATAACCAAAATAATAAGGCGCAGGCGTGGCTAGAGACTGGCAAAGATTGGGGGGGCCGTAAGGTCAACTCGTTCTACCTGAATTTGATGAAGGAGCTGCTGACAAAAGCCGACCCGACCTCGTTGGCTTCTCTGGCTATCCCCGAAGACGTTACTTCTCAGATCGACAGGGCAACCGTCGACCTGTGGGTTCTCCGCGCTCTGGGGTATGAGTTGGATAGTGCCGGTAACAGCGAAGGGTTGGCGGGGAAATACTCCTTCTCAGAGAATGAGATCAGGCGGCTTGCCGGTGTTCTGAACGCAGAGCTGGCAGACGGTGAGCGACGCTGGTTGCCGCATCAAGTGCAGGCCGCGTTGTGGACTGCCATCAAGGCACGCTACGAAGTGCCGTCGGTCAAAAAGGCGACCATAGCTGAGAGCGTCAAGAAGGGCTTCTCGAAGTATGACGAGGAGACAGGCAAGTGGGCGGCACCCGCGCAGAACACACCAAACAAACGTAAGCACATGATGATCTGGCGGAAGCACGCATTGGCGGCTGCCGACGAAGACGTGCAGAAATCAGTCGAGACTGCCAAGGGGTCGTTCGGCACCATGCTGAACAGGATCGCACAGCACATCACATGGGAGGCCATACCGAGCGCATCCCTCAACCTCGACATAACGTCGGCTGACCCCGACATCCGGCAACAGTTTACAGAAGAGGCCATCAGCCTGCTGATCGACGACAGCGGGCATGACCTACTTGCCGACCTTCTAGGCGTGCCGCTCAATCTGGCCGAGCTGGGAACCGGCGGCTACGCCGGAGATATAAACACCAACGCCATCACGACGTTGATCCCGATCAAACCGGCTGGCGCGTTCGACAACCAGACGGCCTTGGATTACGCCCGAGCCATCCAGTACATCTTCAAGCAAGATGCCGTCCCTGTGTTCCGCGCCGAGAGCAAGATGGATTTCACCAAGGACTACTCGGTCAAAAACAGCCAAGGTAAATCGGTGCGGTCGTTCCCGACGCAGGCGCAGGCGGAAGCCGAGATCGTCGCACGCCGGGAGAAGCTGGAGGCATCCACCAAAAAGGACGGCACCCTCAAGGCCGGTATTCAAGAGAAGCTCGACGACTTGGCGACGTGGACAGTCGGCGGTGGCAATCTGGCCAGAGGTGTTCGTATCTCATTTAAGGCACCGCTGGATCAGGCGACCGAAGAAGCCTTCTTTCAGATACTGATAAAACACTTGGGTGAAGACGCAGGGTATAGTAAGATAAATGGTGAGATCGTAGTCATCAACTTCAGGGATGACGAAACAGGCTTGCCCTTCGTGGACGACCAAGACTTCATGGCGGGCATACAAGAAATGGAGGCCACAGATGGCCAAGCAATCGGCATCACCGGACTTGCCAAGTTCGGATCAGAAGGTCAGTACGGCCCAGTCCACGACTGGGGCGCAGACCCCGACGGACAGGTGGTCCTCGATACCATCGATACCAGCGGACGACCCGATTTACAAAGCTGGGTTCGGGATAGGCGAGAGGCGTTTGAAGCCATTGTCGAAAGGTACTCAGGCAAAGAGTTAGCGGCACGGCAAGAGGAGCTGCGCATACACCAGCCTGCGAGTGAATTAGAGCAGAGAGTATTCAATCAGGAGACGGGCAAGGGTGACGCACCGCGTGGTAGCTTCACTCCATCCGACTTAATGCCGGATGAGAACGGTGCTCCTATCAACCTTATCCAGATATTTGAGAAGGGTGACCCGACGACGTTCCTGCATGAGAGCGGGCACTTCTGGTTGGAGCAGCTCAAGGATGACGCTGCGCGTTTCAAAGACACCTTTGAAAAGGACTGGCTCACCGTTCGTAAGTGGTGGGGCGACAATGCACCCAACATAAAAGAAGAAGCCATCGTGCGTGCACGCAAAGCCAAAGACATGGCGTCTGTTGCAGTACTGCAGGGGATGACTGAGGGGCAGGTCAAGTCATTCATAGCGACCGGCAACTTGCGGGGCGAAGGTACAGAGCGGTACTTGTCTGTCGCCATGCATGAGCAGTTTGCACGCGGCGTCGAAAATTATTTCAGCACCGGGCACGCACCGTCCATTCAATTAGCAGATGCTTTCATCGCGTTTGCTCAATGGATCAAGTCTGTGTACCGGCGCATGATTGGGATGGACGTGCAGTTCTCGCCAGAGGTTGTGAAGGTACTCGACAAGATGTTGGCTACCGATGATGAGATTGAACTTGCCGCCAGTCAATTTGAGCTGACAGGTTTATTCGGCACCGCGCAGGAAGCGGGTATGACGAAGAAGCAGTTCGTCGAACACCAAGCTGCCATCGCCCGGTCGAAGGAAGACAGCAAAGCAAATCAACTCGCCAAGCATATTAAAGAGATCGAGCGCGAACGCCTGAAGTGGTGGAAGACAGAGCGCGAGGCGCTGCGCGACGACGTGCGCACCAAGATCGCGCACCAGCCTGTGTACCAGCTGTTATGGGCCGTCACTCAAGGTGGTCTCGCCGATGGGTCCGCGTTACCTGCGGAGCTGCTGCTCAACCGCATGGAGAAGAGCGCACTGGAAGCGTTGTTGCCGGAAGGTGTCACACTAGCCGATCTGCCACGCGTTAACCGGGCAGTCTACGAAATTGGGAAGCAAGAAGGTGACACGTCATCTCCGAGCGCGGTTGCAGCCGCGTTCGGTTTTGGTGACGCCCCTGCAATGATCGACGCGTTGCTTAACGTAGTTGAGTACAACGCAGCTGTCGAGGCTGAGTTAGACAACCGTATGAAGCAGGCGCACGGCGACATGGATCAAGACGCGGAGATCGAGGCCATCGCCAGCATTCACAACGACCCGGTCGCGAAAGTTATGGCCGCCGAGCTGGCTGCGTTACGCACAACCGAGACTGCGCTGAACCCTAAGTTTTTAAAAGCATACGCACAGCAGCGCATCTTAGAGAGCACTGTCACCGAGGCACGGCAAACCAAGTTCCTGTCGGCGGAGCGGCGTCATGCACAGAAGGCGGGAACGGCACTGCGCAAAGGTGATCGTGCTGACGCATACGCGCACCAGTTCCAACGGCTGCTGAACCATTACATGGCAACAGAGGCGATGAAGTTCCAGAAGACCTTCGCCAAAAACATGAGCTACATGCGCGGCTTTAAGAGCACGCGCAAGAAGTACCCCGGCATCGATGCTGACTACGTCGACAACATCCGTCGTCTGGTGGACGCATACGATTTTGGACCGCGCAAGAGTGAGGCGTCAAAAGCCAAGGAAGAATTAAAAGCGATCATGGATTTCATCATTGCACAGGAAACCGACGAGGCAGCCATCTTTGACATCCCGACGTGGCTGTTTGATGAGAACACGAAGGAGCACATCCGTGAGCTGTCTGTCGGGCAGTTCAAAGAGCTGCACGACAGCGTCAAGCAGATGGAGAAGCAGGGTAAGAATAAAAAGAAACTGCTGGTAGGCCAGGAGCGCATGGACCGGCAGCTTACCATCGCGAGGATGCGTGCTGCGTTAATCGGCCAGGATCGTGCGCTGGTCAACAAGCTGCGTGATAAGTTTGTAAGCACCGACAACGCAGGTCTCGCGTATGGGGTGGCTGGGTTCGCTGCTAAGATGGATGCAAGCCTGCTCAAGGTGGAGCAGTTACTCGAAGCTATCGATGGCAGCCCGATGGGTGTGTGGCATCAGACGATATACCAGCCGTTTGCTAACGCGGAGGGCGACAAGCAAGTTCTGACACAGCAGGTCACCGATCTCCTCAGTGCACACTTCATGGTGCTGCCGACCAGTATCCGTAAATCAATGGGCCATCCCGTCAACGTGGGCGACCTTGGTGACGGACGGCCCTTCACACGGGGCAACCTCATCATGCTGGCAATGAACAGCGGTAACGAGAGCAACCTGCACAAGCTTGTAGAGGGTTACAAAACCATTGGCTGGAATATCAGCGAAGACTTAGTGACAGAGGCCCTTGAGCAGCTCAGTAAAGAAGAGGGCGATTTAATTCAAGCTGTGTGGGATCACTCGGAAAAATTGTGGCCGACCATCGAGAGCATATATCGCAGAGAGAACGGCGTCAGTCCAGATAGGGTTGAGCCGCGCACGCTTATGATTGGCGGCATCGAGCGCAGCGGTGGTTACTTCCCAATGTTCTACGACACCACACTGAACGAAGACGGCAAAGGATCACGCCTCGAAGCTCTGACAGCATTAGAGATGATGCAGCAGAACGTGGGACGTGCGGCTGTTAACTCATCGATGACCAAAGGCCGCTCTGCTTTCGTCGCACCTGTGTCGCTCGATGTTACGAAAATTGGTAACTCGTTCGACATGGCGATCCATTACCTCACACATTATCCTGCAGTGCAGAACGCGAAGCGCATCCTAACCGATCCAGAGTTGCGCAAAGACCTCGAAGGCAAGGTCGGCAAAGCGTATGCTAAAGAGTTGGATGAGTGGGTCGGTGCGCTGGCTGCGAACGGCCACGACAAACCTGCTGCAGACTGGGCGGACAGCATCGTCGGCACGCTAACAACAAACACAACCATCGCCGTACTCGGACTGTCATACAGCACGCTGGGCGCTCAGACGCTAGGTCTGCTCACGACGTATGATCGACTGACTGCAGATGACACTTACGGCCTGTCGGGGCATGCGCACACGCTGCGCGATATGTCTTACGGTATTGTTAAGTCGACCGACCCTCGTCACTGGCAGGCGGTGTTTGCACTGTCGAAAGAGATGCGCTTCCGGTTGAAGAACACCGACAGAGAACTTCGTTCAGGTTTGCGCAAGGTCGCTGGTAAGAAGGACGTCCGGTCGCGCACGCAGCAGGGCATCATGATGATGATCGCAGGTGCGCAGCTGTACACGGTTGACATGCCCGCCTGGACGGCAGCTTACAGTAGAGCGTTACGCGCCGACCCGGCTGACGTGCAGGGCGCAGTGAATTACGCCGACCGCGTTGTTCGCATCAGCCAGTCCGGCGGCGGCTTAAAAGATTTATCTGCGATGCAGCGGCATCGTGGTCTCCGACGTGCCGTCACCATGTTCTACAGTTTCTTCTCAGTGCTGTACGGCATCACGCGGCAGATTGGTCAAGAGGTCGTGGGTAACCACGGGCCGATGGGTATCCTGCGCGGCATGGGTCGCATCTTTGTTGTGCTTACGTTGCAAGAGCTGGGCATGGCGTTGATCCGTGGTGAGTTGCCGGACTTTGAACCGGAAGACGAAGACAAGGAAGGCATGATTAAGTACCTCGCCAAGCAGACGTTGTTAGCAGCAACGGCGGGGGTGCCGCTGGGACGCGATCTTGTCTCCGGTGCCATTGAAAAGAAATTTGGCTACAGCCCGACCCCGCTCTCGATGTTCGGTGAGAACGTGGCGCGTGGGATACAGCGGCTGGCTGATGTGTCCGACAGTGAGAACGAAGCGGAGCTGATGGACTTGAAGACGATAAAGCCCCTGATCACAACCTTCGGCATCCTGCTGGGCTTACCGGCAGCGCAGGTTAACCGCACCCTCGATGGGTGGATTGCCAGAATGGATGAGGAGGCTGGGTGGAGCTATATGGACCTGCTGCGCGGTTATGATGAGGATCGAGCCGAGCGGAACCAGAGGTAGTATCAATGGCCCGTGGTATCATGTATAGGATTATTAGGAGCACCAAATGACCATTCTAGACGAAACAGCAAAATCAGGCCCTACGACTGGAAATGGGTCGACCACAGTGTTTGCCTACGCTTTTAAAGCGTTGGATCAAAGTCACTTGATCGTCACGCAGACGGTGACGGCGACTGGCGTAGAAACTGTGAAAGAGCTAACCACACACTATAGCGTTTCCGGTGTAGGATCAGACGGCGGCGGAAACGTGACAATGGGTGTCGCTCCTCCGAGCACCGACACACTAACGATTACTCGAGCAGTACCTCGAACGCAAACGACCGACCTCGTTAACCGAGGCGCTGTTGTTCCCGTTACTCTCGAGACCGCGTTTGATCGTGGCGTGCAGATGACACAGGACTTCTCAGAAAATTTAAGCAGGGCTATTACGGTGCCCGTGTCGACATCGGCTTCTGTGTCCGTGTCGCTGCCAGCGCCGGTAGCTAACGGGTATCTGGCGTGGGACGCTTTAGGGACATCGATCACGACGGTTGGTAACACTTCAGCTCAATGGTTGGGCGGCAGTGGCACTTCATCCCTCCCGTACTACTCGTTCACTGCTGACCCAGATTGTGGTTTGACGCGCCTGGGGGCCAATAATCTCGGTATATCCGTAAACGGGGCCACCGCTCTGAACATTGCCACTACTGGCCTCACTGTTACGGGCGCAATTGAAGCTACAGGAGATACAAGTGCATCTGACAACGCAGCCTTCGGATATGACTCAGTCAACGGGGCAATTCTGACCGGCCAGGGCAGTTCAAATGACGTTGTTCTTAAGAATGATGCAGACGCAATTGCTCTCGAAGTGCCAACAGGTTCGCAGAAT